CCCCGGGGACCGCTCCGGCCGGTGGCGCCGCCTCCCCCTGGGGAGCGCCTCCGTGCGGGGGCGCGGCGGACGCCCGCGCGAGGCGGCCCGCGAGGATCCCCGCCTCGCGCTCGTTCATGGACCACAGGGGGGCCAGGGCCCGCAGGGCGAGCAAGTCGTCGAGGTCCACGTCGCCGACGACGGGGGACACGTCGACGATCGCGCGGAGCCCGGCGGGCAGGGGCGCCGAGAGGAACTCCCGCAGCGCGGCGGTGTTGGCCGGGTGGGCCAGCGCGTAGCCGTCCACGTGCACCACGTCCCCGCTGCGCAAGCGGGCCGCGTGGGCGGACCACGACCCGCGCGGCAGGCGGGCCTCCGCGCCCCTGGTCGAGACGAAGGTGCGCTCGCCGTCGGCGTCCGTGATGGCCACGCAGTACCCCGAGTCCGTTCCCGCGATGCGCGGTCCCTCGCAGGCGGCGCCGATGCGCTCCAACGCAGCGGTGATGATCGAGGCGAATCCGCCGTCCCCGACGCCGGACAGGCTCACTGCCTGCGCTCCCATCCGGCGGGCAGCGGCCAGCACGTTGAAGCCCCCGCCCGCGTGCATGCCCGCGTCCTCTGCGAACACGTCGCCGCCGGGAGCGGGCACGCGCGGCGCCAGCAGTGCGAGGTCGACGACCACCTGCCCGAGCAGGACGACCCTGCCCTCCTGCGGTGCCGCGACCGGCTCCCCGTGGGCGGGCAGTCGTGAGCCGTGGGCGCGCAGGCGGAGCAGACCGTCGGCGGTCTCGCGCAGCCGCAGCCCGGAGACTCCCTCCACCCGTTCCAGCTCCTGGGCGGGCCAGCACCGGGCCCCCAGGGCGGCGCCGAGCACGGCGCCGGTGATAGCGCCGATCGTGTCGGTGTCACCGCCGAGGTTGGCGGCGACGCACAGGCCCCGCCACGGATCGGCGGCGTAGCGCCACGCGATGGCGAACGCTGCGGGGACTGACTGGGCGGCCTCCACGGAGGCGCCGACGTGTGCCCGCAGCGCCCCGGCGAACGCCCGGTCGTCGTCGGCCGTACCGGGGGCGCGGTCGCGGGCGCGCGCGAACCGCAGCGCGTAGCGGGTCCGCTCGCACACATCCGGTTGGGACGTCCACGCCCCCCGGCGCCCGAGTCCCTCCACGAGGGCCAGGGCGCGTTCCAAGGAGGCGCGGGCGGAGTCCGAAGGGCTGCCAACCCCTGCTCCGTCGATGCCGAGGGAGACCGCTGCCGCCACGAGCGCGGCGGCGTGGAAGCCCTGTTCGGTGGCGTGGGTGACGCGGCACGACTCCCACACAGTGCCGGCGAAACGCGGATCCCGGGTGGAGGAGGCGATCCCGACGGGCGCGACTCGCATCGCTGAGCCGTTGGTGGTGCCCGCGCCGCCCACGCGGAGGGGGTCCTCCCCGGCCCGCACGCGTTCCAGGGCGGCCTTCGTCGATGGGCCCAGCAGGTCGAGGGAACCGCGGGCCGCCATCGAGTCCTCCCAGTCCAGCAGGGCGCGGGAGAAGGCACGGGGGTCGATGCCGCCCCCGCCCGACACCAGCAGGCCGGCGACGAGCAGCGCCTGCTCCGTGTCGTCCGTGACGCTGCCGGCGGGCATGCCGGGCGCGTAGGGCTGCGAGGCGTCGGCTGGCACCAGGGCGTCCACCCACCCGTAGGTCCGCGTGATCTGGTCGGCGGTCATCGCCTGGGTCGGCATGCCAAGGGCGTCTCCCAGCGCGAGTCCCGCCAGGGCGCCGTGGGCCCTGTCCGCGTCGTCGGACATGGCGACCTCCATCCGTCGGCAGCGCGTTCGTACTGGCGCGGTGCGGCAACCGCCCCAGCCGACGGGGCTGGGGCGGGCGAGTAGGCCCAGGGGGACTCGAACCCCCAACCTACGGATTAGTGGACCACACCCGTGGGGCGATCCTACATCGTGGATCCCTGCAGCGTGATGCCGCGCGCGGCAAGCGCGATAGATGCAGAGTAATCATCATGAGCATGAAGCCGAGACCAGTGCCCGAGGGATGGGCGGGACCGATCAGTGAATGGACGGCGGCGCTCGCTGCTGGTGGGAGGCGGCCCGAGACGATCCATCTGCGGATCGAGTGGGTGCGCAGATTCGCGCGTGATCTGGGGGCAGGGCCGTGGACTGTGGGGCCACTGACGGTGATTGAGTGGTCGGGGGCGCATGACTGGGCGCGGGACACGCGCCGGAGTGCGCATCAGAGTGTGAGGCAGTTCTACCGGTGGGCGCAGGGGGTGGGCTACATCGATGTAGCGCCGCCGGTGCCGTCGGTGAGGCAGTCAGACCCGGCACCGAGGCCTGCAACGCCGGGCGCGATCGCTGTGGCGCGATGCTCGGATGATCCGCGTGTGCGGCTCATGGTGCGGCTGGCCGCCGAGCTGGGGATGAGGCGCGGGGAAGTCGCGCGGGCGCATACAAGGGATCTGGTGAGGGACCTGGCAGGCTGGTCTCTCGTCGTGCATGGCAAGGGTGGGAAAACCCGCATGCTCCCACTTCCTCACGCGTTGGCGGATGAGCTGACGCAGATTCCGTCTGGGTTTTTCTTCCCTGGTGCGGATCATGGGCATCTGTCTCCGGCATGGGTTGGAAAGTTGGTCGGCCGCGCATTGCCGGAGGGGACGACGATGCACGCCCTGCGCCATGCATTCGCCTCGACTGGGTTCGCGAAGACGCGGAACCTTGTCGCGGTTCAGCGGGCGTTGGGGCATGCATCGCCGTCCACAACGCTGCGCTATGTCCTGGTACCCGACGACGATGTGCGTGAGGTCGTCGAGGCAGTCGCTTAGCGCTTGCGCTGCTCCAGGGATCGGATGCGCGCGTCGTAGTCGGCGTGCTCGCGGTCGGCGCCGCGGCGGACTTCGCCGAGCTCGTAGCCGAGGCGGTGGTCGAGGGACCGCACGTCGTCGCGGATCTCTGCGATGGCGGCCTCGGCGCGGTGGATGGAGTCGGCGAGCGACCCACCGTGGTTGGGCTCGACGTTGGCGCGGGTGCGGCGGGCCTCCAGGAGGGCGGCGGTGGAGGTGATGATCGCGCCGATGCCTCCGAGGCCGCCGAGCGCGGCGGCGACCTCGGAGAGGGCGTGGAGTGTCACTCGCCGCCGCCTGTGGGGACGTGGACGAGGGCGGTGGTGGTGCTGAGGATGGAGGCGGCCAGGGCTGCCCATAGGGGCGCGGTGGTCTGCCCGATGACGCCGTATGCGCCTAGCAGGGTGATCGCGGCGAGGATGACGCCGTAGGCCCACCTGCGGATCTGGGGGGTGAGCCAGGGAATGGGCTGCGGCGTGGGATCCTCGGGGATCCGTGGTGTGTTGGCGCTCACTTATTGTCTCCTTCCTTGACGGCGGCGAGGACGCGCTGGGTGGCCTCGTCGATGTCCACGCGCACGTCGGCGGCGGCGCGGGCCGCGACGCGGTTGTGGCGCTCCCACGCCTCGCGGATGAGCATCTCGGCGTGGTGCTCGGGGACCTCGATGAAGCCGTTGGGGAGGACACTGTTGTACACCTGGGCCTGCACGCGGTCGAGGGCGTCGGCCCCGGCGGATTCGGTGATGAGGACGTAGGCGGTGACGCCGCCGTAGCGGGCAGCAGTGTAGGTGATTCCGAACATTGTCTGTAGTCCTTTCGTTGTGGGTGTGGGTTCGGCGTCCGCGGTGGCGGCGTCGAGGGCTGGGGGGCGCAGGATGTGGGTCCACAGCCCGCGCACGGTGTAGGGGTGGGACGAGAACGCTATTGCGCGCGTCTCGCCGCCGGTGTCGTCGCCGGGGCCGTCGCCCTCGGCGGAGCCCATGATGTCTCCGCGTCCGTCGATCCACGCCTCGGCGAGGAGGTCGGGGCCGATGACTCCGGCGACGTGGCCGACGCCTCCGGATACGGCCTCGCTGAGGGCGAGGTCGCCGGTGCAGAGGTTGTCCGGGTCGGCGCCGACGGCGGCGTAGGGGATGGCGGTCCATCCGACGGCGGTGAGGGCCGCGCGCATGTCGCCGGTGTAGGTCGCCGATCCGATGGGAATCCCGGCCTGGACGCAGCCCTCGAGGGTGAGCGAGGAGCAGTCGCACTCGAAGACGAACCCCGGGGTTGTCACGCCCCTTGTTCGCTGCACGTCGTAGCGGTGGGGTTGGCTGTATCCGCCGTCGGCTCCGGTGGCGGGGTCGGCGCCGACGAGGTAATAGAGCCGGGCGGCGAATACCTGCGCGGCTGTAGTCATGGTGGTGTCCTTTCGTTCAGAGGGCGAGGGCGAGCCACATGAGCTCGGTGGCCGCCGAGATGCCGGATGTGTTGTTGTAGGCCCAGTAGTGGAAGCTGGTGGGAGTGATGTCGTAGGCGGCGACGAGGAGGCGTTGGTTCCCGGTTTGGACGAGGACGACGGGCTTCTTGGTGAAGGCGCGGGGGAAGGCGATGGCCGCGTCTGTGTTGTCGCCGGGGCCGATGTTGCCCAGGCCGATGGTGCCGGTCTGGATGGCGTTGGCGAGGTCGGTGATGCGGGTGGAGACCTCGTTGAAGTTGTCGTTGACGTCGGCGGCGCTGGCGATCTGGCCGGGGATGAAGATCTTCACGGTTGGTCCTTCTGGTTGGGGGTGAGGTCGGTGGTGGTGGTCCAGGTGTGGGGGGTGATGGTGTGGGTGACGCGGGCGATGAGGGCGCGGGCGCGCTCCCCGGCCTGGGAGGCGATGACGGGGGTGAGGGGGTCGAGCGCGGCGGCGAGGGCCATTCGTGCGGCGTGGGTGGCGGGGGCGGTGCGGGCGCTGACGATGGGGATGGTGGCGGAGGCGAGGGTCGGGGTGGTGGTGGCGCGGCGCAGGAGGCGGCGGGCGGCGGTCTCGTGGGCGGCGGCGGTGGCGGGGGCGAGCATGTCGACCTTGGCGGTGGCACCGCGCCAGGCGGCGGCGGTGGTGGGGTTGGTGACGGTGATTGTGCGGTCGGCGGCGCGCCATTCCCCGGCGTCGTCGGGGGCGGCGGTGTGGGTGGTGGCCTCGATGGCGCTGATGAGGGCGGCGGAGGACCATGTTGCCGGGCCCGCGCTGTAGTGGAGGACGGTGGGGGTCAGGGCGTCGTCGGTGTGGGTGTCGGTGAGGGTGAGGGCGGGGGCCGTGTCCGGGAGGGTGGCCCACACGTCGATGCCGGTGTCGCGGCGGGCGCACCAGGCGCCGCCGGTGGTGGCGACGAGCGCGTCAATGTGGTTGGCGAGGCTGGTCTCCCACACTGTGGGGCACACGGGGGCGGTGCTGGTGGTGCGGGTGGTGTAGGCGACTTGGGGGGCGCTGGCCATGAGGCGGGCGAGGCGCTGGCGCCATGTCTCCTCGCCGCCGGAGTCGGGGCGGGCGCCGTAGCGGGTGGTCCCGGCGAGGCGGGCCACTGCGTCGGCGGCGGTGATCTGGATGGTCGCGGGCCCGCTCTTGTGGGGGGTTGTGCGCACGTCGGAGACGGTGCCGGTGAAAATCTCGGTTTGGGTGGGCCAGTGGTAGAGGCGGATGGGTGTGGCGTAGGAGATGCCGAGGGCGCGGGGGTCCAGGCCGGTGGCCTCGATGGTGAGGTGCCCGGCCTGGGCGGTGAGGACGGGGCCCTCGCCCTGGATGCCACGGCTGGTGGTCAGGCGGGTGGTGGGCCCGAGGATGGGGGTCCACGCCATTGTGAGGGTCTGGTCGTACCAGTAGCGCTTGTCCCATCTGCCGTAGTCCCACACGAGCGTGCCGGGCACGGCGCGGGTGGTCTGCCAGGCGGAGCGGTCCCACCGGTCGCGGTCCCACACGAGGGCGGCGGTGGGGATGGGGCAGTAGGCCTCCAGCGCGAGCACGTCGTGGGGGCGGGCGTCGTCCGGGACGGTGGTGGTGGTGTGGATGCGGACGCGGGCGTCGGCGGCGGTGACGCCGGTGATGTCGATGATGATGGGGCGCGTGGGGTCGAGGGTCTCGCGGATGGTGCCCCACTGCCGGGGGTGGACGGTCCACGAGCGCCCCTGGATGACGACGCTGCCCGTGGCGGAGGGGGTGTCGATCCAGATGTCGAGCGTGAGGAAGAGATCCTTGAGGTCGGGGGGCACGAGGGTGGTGGTCCACCGCAGGCGCTGGTCGGTGCGCATGAGGGTGCCGCTCTGGCTGGTGGCCCCGGTCCACCCGGTGGAGCGCTGGTCGGTGATGATCGTGCTCATACGAACCTCACCCCCCGGTCGCCGTTGACGGCCTGGTGGGCGGCGATGGCCTCGGCGACGAGGCGTCCGGTCTCGGCGGTGGGGGTCAGGGCGTGGACGGTGACGTTGATGACCGTGGGCGCGCCGGTGCGGCCCCAGGCCGCCGCGGCGGGAACGGCCAGGGATCCCATGTCGGCGCCCTCGACCATGCCGGTCAGGGAGCGCAGGGAGGCGCGGACTGCGCCGTAGCGGGATTCGAGGCCCCGGATGAACCCGTCGATGACGCTGATACCGGCGGGGGTCAGGATGCGGGCGTCGCGCTCGGGCGGGCCCTTCCAGCTGGTGAGCCAGCTCGTGAGGTTCCCCAGGGTGTCGGCCACGGCGCTGAACATGTTCTTGATGCCGTCGATGAACCCCTGGATGAGGGCCTTGCCAGCGCCGATGAGGGTGGAGCCGATGCCGCCCAGGGCGGACAGGGCGCGGCTGGGGAGCTGGCCGACGAAGGACACTGCGCGGCTGACTCCACTGCTGATGGCGCTGGTGATGCCGCTCCACGCGCCGGACACGAAGCCGCTGATGGCGCTCCAGGCGCCGCTCCAGGCCCCGGAGATGGCCCCCAGGGCCGCGCTGATGACGCCGCGCACGGCGCCGATTGCGCCGCTGATGACGCCCTTGATGCCGTTCCAGATGCTGGACGCGATGGACTGTATCCCGCTCCACGCGGCGCCCCAGTCGCCGGTGATGACGGCGGTGACGGTCTGGATGATGCCGGAGATGACGCCCAGGGCGGTCGTGATGACGGCGGAGACGACCTGCCAGGCTCCGGCGACCGTGGCCTGTACGCCGCTCCAGATGGCGTCCCAGTTCGCGGCGACGCCCTGGAAGACGCTGATGATGAGGTCGGCGATGGGCTGGCCGACGGCGGCCCAGATCTGCTGGAGGGCGCCCCACACGGCCGCCCACGCGGCGGTGAGGGCGTCCCACACGCCGGTCAGGGCGGGCAGGAGGGTGGTCTGGAACCATTCGGCCACCACGCTGGCGGCCGCCTGTATCTGCGCCCACGCGGCGTCCACGGCGGCGCGGAACGTCTCGCAGTTCTGGTAGAGGGCGACGAATGCGGCCACAAGGGCGGCGACGGCGGCGACGACCAGGAATATGGGGTTGGCGGCCAGGGTGGCGTTGAGGGCGGCGAACGCGGTCTGGGCGGCCCCGATGATGGCTTTGACCTGGTTGAACACACGGAAGGCGGCGATGAAGCCCGCGATGACGCTGGCGGCGGAGGCCAGGGCGGGCCCGAAGCGCTGGAAGAACCCGAGGAAGGCCTCGATGGCGGGGGGCGCGGTGGTCTTGATCCAGTCGATGAACTCGCGCAGGCGGGGCAGGATCGTTGTTTGGAACACGGCGGCTGCCGCGGCGGCGCGGGGGGCCACTTCGTCGCGGAACAGGGCCGCCAGGCGGCGCAGCGCGGGGATGAGGTGGGTCTGGGTCCACTCGCGCAGCTGGCCCAGGGCGGGGACGAGGTGGGTGATCGCGGCGTCGGCGACGCGGGTGACGGCGGGCAGGACGAGGGCGCCCATCTGGGCGGCGAAGTCCCCGAAGTGGGCTTTGAGGACCTGGGTCTTGTGCGCGAGGGTGTCGCCCTCGCGGGCGAACGCGCCGTGGGCGTCGGCGGTCTGCTCCATGATCAGGGCGAGGGTCGCGGCCTGCTGCGCCTCGTTGGAGAACGCGCCGCCGACCTTCGTGAAGCCGAGCTCGGCGGCCTTGGCGTCGATCGACGTCTGCTTGAGGCTCACGCCGTACCGCTCGATGGGGTCGCGCTCGCCCTTGAGGGCGGAGGACAGGGCCCCCACGGCGTCGGCGGTGGAGCCGCCGAACTGGGCGGCGAGGTCGGCGGCGACGCCGATGAGGTCGTTGGTCTTCCCGGCGAGCTGGTCGATGGAGGTCCCGCCGTTCTTGAGCTGGGCGCCCAGGAGGGTGCCCAGCTCCTGGTACTCGTTCTTGGTCAGGCCCACCGAGGTGGCGGCGGTGTCGGCGAACGCCTTCATCTGGTCGGCGCCCTCCTTGAAGACGGCCTCGATGCTCCCGGTGGACTGCTCCATGTCGGCGGCCGCCGCGACGAACTTGCCGCCCGCCGCCGCGATGGCCGCCGTCGATGCGGCGGCGGCCGCCGCGAGGGTCTTGACGGCGGTCTTCCCGGCGGACACGAGGCCGGTCAGGCCGGTCTCCTTGGCGAGGCCCTGGAACGCGCGGCTGAACTTCTTGGTGTCGGCGACGACGGACACCTTGACTACGTGGCCGGCCACGGGGTCATCCTTTCTGCGCTTCGGCGCGGGCGTTGAGGAGGTCGAGGATCGCGGTGGCGTCCGCGACGGTGAGGCGCTCGCGCGCCTCCCAGGGGGCGATGTGCGCGTCCACGGCGAGGACGGCGATCAGGGCCCCGAGGGAGTCGCGCGAGCCCGTCATTCCCCCGCGTCGTCGGGGGCGGTGGCGGTGGGTTTGATGAGGCGGGTCGCCTCCTCCATCGTGAGGTCGGAGGCGGCGGCGTAGGCGTCGTCCCGGGTGGGGTGGGCGCCGGAGCGGTAGAGCATGAGCGCGCACATGGTGATCATGGGGCGCGCGAGGGCGGTGCCCTCGGCGTCGAAGGCGGTGATGGGCTGGCCGGTCTTGTTCTCGTAGTACTCGAGGTCCCCGAGGGTGAGGCCGTCGAGGGCGGGGGCGGTGGTCATCGCGTGTGTTCCTTTACCAGTTGTGTTTGTCGAGTAGTTCCTTGATGCCCTCGCCGAAGGCGGCGAAGGTACGGGGCCTCAGTTTCTCTTCGGCCCGGGACAGCCAGCGGGGCCCTGAGCGGGAGTCGGGTCCCCAGTGGCGCACGCCCGCGTAGGGGAGGCGGGTCTTGGAGCCGACCCTGACCATGACCTTGCGCTTGGAGCGCGAGGGCTTGATCCCTGCGGCGAGGCGGCCGGTGCGGTGGGGGGCGAGGGTGCGGGCGAGGGAGGCGATGGGGGTGGCGAGGCGGTGGGTGAGGTCCTTGAGGTCGGTCGCGGCGATGCCCACCGCCTCGGCGTCGCGCAGCAGGGCCTTGACGCCCTGGACCTCCACGGCCCCGCCGTCGAGGGAGACGCGCCCGTCGGCGATCCCCGTCATGTCATTCGTCCTCCATGTTGCCCGTGCCCAGGGTGGAGGTCTCGGTCACGCGCTCGGGCTCGCCCTCGCACGCCCACTCGAACTCGAAGGTAGAGCCCTTCTCGTCCCCGGCCTCGCTGGAGATGGAGGGCTTGACGCCGATCTTCGCCCTCACCTTGAAGTGGGGCTGCTTGACGGTGGCGGTCTTGTTGCCGAAGGGGGCGACGAGCACGTCGAGCGACTTGCCCGCCTGCTGCCACACCATGTCCCAGAAGCTGCCGGTGTCGAAGGACACGATGGCCTTGCCCTTGAGCTTCCAGGATGCGGTCGAACCGGACTGGGCGTCGGCGAAGGTCACCACGTCCTTGTCGCTGGTCTCGGGCGAGAGGTCGTAGGAGGAGATGTCGGACCAGTAGTCCCGGCCGTTGATGGAGAAACCGAGGCGGTTGCCGAGGATCCTCGTGTTGCGCGTGATGGTCATCGTGTTAGTCCTTCTCGATGGTGTAGGTGGCGTGTGTGGTGATCTGGGCGGCGAGGTAGGCCTGGGAGTCGGCGCTGGTGACGCTCGTGTAGGCGTCGACGAAGACCGGGCCCCAGTCGCGCACGAGGCCGACGACGATGGCGTCCACCGCCTCGTCGAGGCGCGCGACGGCCAGGGCGTTGGTCGTGGGCGCGACGACGACGGTGAGCGCCAGGCGGACCTCCACGGCCCCGACCGTGGTGTCGTCGGCGGCCAGGAGCGGGGCGGCCTCGGTGATGACCACGCACGGCGGGGCGAGGCGCTCGGGGACGTTGGAGACGACGGGAAGGGGGGTGAGGGGGCCGAGGGCGGCGGCGAGGTCGGCGCGCGCCTGGGCGATGGGTCCGGCGCTCATGACACCGCCAGGGGCAGGTAGGGGGCCAGGAGGGGGCGGGCGGCGACGAGGGCGTCGCGGGCGACGCGGATGGCGGTCGCCCCGTCCAGGCCGTCGGCGAAGGACTTGATGCCGTTGGGGGCGCTGCGCCGGTGGAACAGCTCGGCGGCGACCTCCAGGGCGGCGCGGTCCCTGATCGCGTCGGGGACGCCAGCGCCCCCGATCTGGTCGGCCACCAGGCGCTCGGCCTGCGCGCAGCACGCGCGCAGGAACTCGTCGACGCTCACGCCGCCCACGTAGGCGGCCACCCGCTCGGCCAGGCCCACCTCACGCCCCCAGTTTCAGGGGCACGAGGCCCGTGGGGTACTCGGTGGCGACGGCCCCGTAGCGGTAGACCGAGAAATCCTTGGAGAGGTTCACGATGTTCTCGTCCTGGAGCTGGGCCAGGGGCGTCTCGTAGATGCGCATGGCCTCCGAGTTGTAGAACGCGCCGACGATCTTCTCGCCCATTGCGCCGGGGGTGGCGCGCAGATCGCAGGTGATCGGGACATCCAGGAGGACGCCCGTGAGGGCCCGTGCGTTGGCGGTGCCGATCGTGTTGGTGGGGTTCTCGGCGACCCTCATGAGGGGGCGGCCGTCTGTGCCGGTGAGCCCCATAAGGGCCTTGAACGTCGCCTTGTCGACGATGAGGCCGTCGAGGGTGAGGGCCTGGTCGGCGAACTGGGCCGCCGCGTCGACGAACAGGCTGGAGATATCGGCCCAGGTGAGGGCGGTCGCGGCCTTGCTGACGGCGAGCTTGTTGGCGTCCTGGGCGACGACGGCTGCATTGAGCTGGGCGGCGAAGTACGCGGCCTTGGCCTGTCCTGCTGCCAGCGCCATTCCGCGCAGGTGAACGTCGAGGAGGTTGATCCGGGTGCGTTCGATGGCCTGGCGGCTGAGCTGCGTGTAGCCGCCGAAGGTCTTGATGGGTGTCGCACGATCCTTCGTGGTGACCTTGCCCATGGGCAGGTCATCGCCCTCGTTCGCCTGTACTTCGACCTTGAGGGTGTTGGTGTCCAGCTCGGTGAAGTCGAGGTTCATGCCCTCGGCGGGAAGGGGGCCGGTGGCGAACAGGCCCGCGACGACGTTGGGCTTATCGACAAGGCGGGTGAGGTCCTTGACCCATTCGGGGTGGACCAACGTACCGTCGGCGCTGGAGACAGTGCCGTTGAAGGCGCGCGAGGCGAGGGCGTCGTAGGACGCCCGGTACTCGGGGTCCGTGACGATGGCCTTGAGGGCGGCCCCGGCGCTGCGGGTGTCCACCGCGGGCGCTGCGGGGGCGGCCTGGGCGAGGGCCACGCGCTGGGCGAGGTCGGTGATGTCGGCGCGCACCTCGTCGAGGTCGGCGGGGGTCGCGTACTGGGGGGCGGGCATGGGCATGGGCTCCTTCGGGGTGTGGGTGTTCCTGACCTCGGTGACCCGCGCCGTGTCGTAGGCGGGCCATGGCACGAGCGAGACCTCGCGCAGGTCGAGGCTGGTGATGGTGGTGTGGGTGCCGTCCTCCTCCTCGCGCACGTCGCTGGCGAGGGGCACGAAGCCGATGGAGAGGCGGTCGATGACTCCATCGCGGACGAGCTGGTAGGCGTCGCGCGCGGCCGCCGTGTCGGAGAACAGGGCGGCGATCTCGATGCCGGCGTCGGTCTCGGAGACCTCGGTGACCAGGCCGATGGGCTCGTCGTGCCGCCACACGAGCTTGAGGCTGGTGGCGTCCTGGGCGCGGGGCGCCAGGGCCGAGGGGGCGACCTGCTCGAAGTAGCCGTCGAAGAGCTCGATCTCTACTCCGTAGGGCACGGCGAGGCCGCGCACGGTGCGGGCCGCCTCGGAGCCGTCGGCGCGGACGGGGAACGCGCGGATCTGCAATTCACTCTTGGGCATTTGTCGCTCCTTCTGCGGTGGGGTCGGTGATGCCCTCGATCTTGCGGGCGTAGGCGGGCGTGTACACGCCCGCCTGGATGGCGGTGGCGTGGGTGGCCATGCGCTGGGCGGGGGTGGCGCGCAGGATCGCGTCGAGGTTGAAGCGCACGGTGGTGCCCCTGGGCACCACGGCGGTGAGGGCGTCCTCGATCTCGCGCAGGTAGGCCATGAGCGTCCACCTGATGAAGTCCGTGCTCGCGTCGTTGATGTTCTGGTAGGTCATCGACGAGCCGGTGAGGGAGGCGAGGAGCATGTGTGCGGGGATGCCGAACATGCGGCCCACGGCGAGCACGTCGAAGGCCCGGGATTCGAGGAACTGTATCTCGCTGGGCTTGAGGTGGAGGGGCGCGTAGTGCAGGCCGTTGCCGATCACGGCGACGCCCCCGCCCTGGCTGTTCGACTCGTTCCACCTGGCCTTCGCCTCGGAGGCCTGGGCGGCGGTGATGGGCTGGTCGGTGGACAGCACGCCGGTGGGCACCCCGGCGCCCGTGGTCCACGCGCTCGCGTACTCCGACATCGCCGCCGCCCCTCCCAGGGCGCGCGCGCACGCCTGGATCGGCCCCAGGCCCTCGGCCTCGCCGGGCAGGTACACCAGGCGCAGATGCCGGAGCGCGTCCGGCTCCCAGGTCCTGCCCCTCCACTGCGTGCGCCGCGCCCCACTGGCGCGGTCCAGGACCGGCACGCACTCCAGCGGGTCCAGGACACGCAGCGCGTTCGCCCGCCCGTCGCCCGTGCGGCCCACGAGCCAGTAGGCGTTCCCCCGCAGCGCGAGGGACGCGATGGTCTCGGCGACCAGGGCGGACACCGACAGATCAGGGCCGGGGGCGGCGACGACGACGGGCAGGTCCTTGCCCTCCAGCTGGTCGGCGCCCCTCCAGGCGTCCAGCCCCAGCTGCTTGCCCGCCGTCTGGATCACGGACACCGCCCGGTACACCGAGTCCAGGGCCATCGCGGCCCTCGGCGACCAGACGCCAGCGTGCGGGCGCCGGGCGGGGGGCACCACCCCGGCGGGCGCGCCGCCCTC